TGCTTAAGACCATCGACGAACTAGCGCAGAAGGTTAGATCTGAAGGCGCTGACTGGGCGCTGTCGCAGCTCATGAATCTTAAGCCTTCAGTCGAAGGTGTCGTGTTCAGAGAGTACGAAGAAAAAATTCACGTTAAGAATTGGAACCAGATGTGGAGAATCCTAACCGGCAAGGAATTTCCAGGCGAATGTACGCACGACATGTTCGTTAAGAAATGCCACGAGCTAAATTTAAGTTGCTACGCTGGGATAGACTGGGGCTTCTCTTCGCCCAACACTGTCGTATACTTTTTCGTAGACAAGAGAGAGAACATATACGTAGTTAAGTGCGATGGTATGACTTTCGTAAGTCAGCCATCTTGGATACACTACATAAAGACTAAGTATCACAACATGTATCGATGCCAGCTGTATGTGCCTGACGCTGCTGACCAAGGCGCGATACAAGAAATGAGAAAAAGTGGACTTCCGGTCGCTAACCAAGCGGATAAAGGCTCTATTAACACTGGTATTCAAGTCATCAAGAAGTTCTTAAAGATACCTGGCTCGATCGAGCCTAAGTTATTCTTTGCTAAAGAAACATGCGGGCCGATATTAAACGAGATGACTCTCTATCACTATAAGCTGGACGCAGCCGGTGTTCCCACTGACGACCCAGATACTGAGCATGACCATTACATTGACGCACTTAGATACCCCATGGCTCTTATGTTCTCTAAGAACACACTGATCTTAGGCTCTGGATTAGATCTCGAGAGAGCTCAGTTGCCAGTAGACACAAACGGCAACTTCACCAAGATGCCAGACGCAAGTGAATTTGCCGAGAGCAAAGGGATAAGATTTCAAGAATCTGAGCCAGACATCAGCAAATTAGGAAAAATTGGTAAAATATCGGAATTAGACGATTCTGACGACGAATCTGGTGGATCCGGCAGCTTTGTTTGGACTTTTTAAAGGTAAAATATAACTATGAGTTGGTGGGATGATTGGCTTAAAGATAGAATGCGCGGTCAGATCCAGGACCTTTTGAAGTCCGACGAGGCCACCACATCTGTAGACGTTAGAGGTGCCGACTCTCTTCCCGAGATTCCGGAAAATCACGATGCTTCGTCTCAGATAGGCCGAAAAGCCATATTAGATGATCCATACTTCGATACTTTTGGAAACCAGGTAATCTTTAAAAACAAGATATCTAGACTTTCTAACAGGACTCTTAAAGAGGTCTCCCTTAGAGACTGGCTCGTGTCTTCTATAATTCAGTGCAGAGTCGACACGCTGCTGCGCTTCTCTAGACCAGAGCACAAGAAATTTGAGATGGGCTTTAGGATCATCAAGAAAGATTCAACGGACCCATACAACGATCAGGACAGGCAAGAGATAGCCGCCCTAGAAGATTTCATATATCATTGCGGCAGAAAAGAAGGCACGCCTAACGACGACGTCATGCTCTTCGGAGAGTTTCTTAAGCTTATAGCTAGAGATGCGCTAACGTTCGGTCATACTGCCATAGAAAAAATTAAGACTAGATCAGGCGGCCTTCACAGGTTCAGACCGCTTCCAGCAGAATCTGTTTTCCTCATCAACAAGAAACTGAACAAGCAGCAGATCCTCAACGAGGTTAAGACTCAGATAGCCGCTCACAAGTTAAGACTCGGCGATAACGATCCCCGCAAGGATCAAGAAGTTAACGAGTCAGACATAGACTATTATAAGTACGTCCAAGTGTCTTACGACATGAGGCCTCTAGCTTCTTTCGGCGACGAGGACCTCATCTTCAAGTTGTTTAACCCTCAGAATTTTGCTGACTCTAACGGCTACTGCTTCTCTCCCCTAGAGCTTTGCATAATAAACGTAACTAACCATCTAAACGTAGAAAACTACAACGCTAACTTTTTCACGCACGGGTATGCAGCGAGAGGGATTCTTCACCTTAAAGGTACGGTGACTCAGTCTCAGCTCATGAACTTCAGGCGGCAGTTCTACAACACAATCTCTGGCCAGCAGCACGCTTGGAGAACACCCATAGTCGCAGGATTAGACGAGGTTCAGTGGGTACCGATGTCAGCATCGGCGCGCGAGATGGAATACATTAACTTCAATAACCATCTACTTAGGATCATCTGCGCCCAGTTCCAGATAGATCCGGTTGAGTTGGGTCTAGACTATCTTGTTAGCGCCAACGGCAGAGCGCCGATGCAGCAGGCTAACAACGAGTACAAGATAACTTACTCGAGAGAGCGCGGCCTCTATCCGCTTCTGATGTACGTCGAAGACATGATGAACGGCGAGATAATGCCGGCCATAGATCCCACTTTAGCCGCCAAATATAAGTTCATCTTTACCGGCTTCACGGACGAAACCCCTCAGACAGAGATCGCTCAGATGCAGGCCGAGATGTCGGTCTGGAAGAGCATGAACGATCTGCTCACACAGGCTCAAAAAGATAAGATCGACACTCCGGCAGCCGATCTTCCTCTTAATCAGGCCTTCTGGGCGCTCGTAGAAAAAAACTACACCAGGGGCGAGATAAGAGAAGTATTCTTCAAAGATAAGGGAGCTTCAACTAGAAGAGAGCTCGCCTATATCCCTGGAGATCCAGCTTTCTTAAACTGGCAGCAGTCTATTCTAGCTATAGATAACGCTAAGCAGCAGAAAGAGCAGCAGGCTCAGATGCAGCAGCAGCAGGCAGCTCAGATGCAAATGGAGCAGCAGTCTAAAGACAAGGATGAGGAAAGAAAGCAGGCTCAGCACGACCGCGAAACTGAGCTTCACGAGATTGAGATGGAGAAGGCAAAGTCTAAGGCCGCTAGCGATGCAGTGAAGGCCGGAGAAATTCTTAGGCAGGCCGCTCAACATTTTGGCGCCAGCAAGGCGTCAAACGTCGGTGGGAAAATGATAGCTAACCCCATAAATAAGCTAGAAGAATAATCTTGTCGCAGGCTATGGTAAAATAGCCATGTGAGAGAGATATTCAAGGTTCTACCTAACGGCCAGTGGCAGCTGCTCAAGACCAGCTTGAGCGAGGCCGATCTTTCCAAGGGCATAGTCGTCCATCGCAAGAGCCTTAACCAGCCTCTCGAAGAGCTCAGCAAAGCCGCCAAAGACCTCATCGGGCTCTACAAGCCCGAGCACCAGCTGCTCGGAAAAGAGCACATCAAGTGGGCGCAGACCTTGCCCAAGTCCAACTGGAAAGAGTGGGCCATAACCAACCACGCTAAAGACCCAGACGCCTTTACCGACGAGCACAGGCAGAGCATCCAGCACTTCGCAGGGCTTAACCACCCCATCGTCAGAGACGTAGACCTTTCCAGCAAGGACTCTCTCGAGGGCGGCTTGGAGAAGCTCAAGGGCGCAGAGACGGAGTATAAGAAGCAGCACGCGAAGAAAGAGCACCTGATGGAGCCGGACGGCAAGAAGATAATACCGACCGGAGAGAACCAGGGCTGGTTTGATACCGGAGTGCCGTACCATGAGGTTGAAGGTAAGACCATGGGGCACTGTGGTAATGCAGAGGGCATAGAACGAAAAACAGACAACATACTCAGCTTGCGAAGCGAGGTGAGCCATCTCGGCCAAGCTTACCACAAGCCGCACGCCACGTTCATAGAGAACGGTGGTTGGCTGGGCGAGATGAAGGGCATGTATAACGAGAAGCCAGCAGGGTTCCACTCGCAGATAGTGGAGCTTCTCAAGAATCCAAGGATAAAGGGTCTAGCTGGAGGAGGTCACAAGCCTGAGAATAACTTTCACTTTGATGACTTATATCCAGCGGAGAAGAAAGAGGTTTTAAAAGCCAACCCGAATTTGATCACTGACTTAGACAGCTATGAAAACATCTCGAGAGCTTTAGATTCTGGCTTACCCTTCCATCATGTTGATGCTCTTACTAAAAAGAAATACCTTGATCCCAGACTCCACGAGCGACTGGTAAAAGATCGGGATGAAAGTATTCGATATAACATGGCGCAAAGAGAAGACCTTGATCCCAGATTCCACGAGCGACTGGTAAACGATGATAATTATGAAGTTCGAGGTGCAATGACCCAAAGAAAAAACCTTGATCCCAGACTCCACGAGCAGCTAGTAAAGGATTTAAATCCGGGCGTTCGAGCCTTAATAGCTCAAAGAGAAGATCTTCATCCCAAATTCCACGAGCGACTGGTAAATGCTCGTAATTCTACTATTAGAAACAGCATGGCCGGAAGAAAAGATCTTTCTCGTAAGTTCCACGAGCGACTGGTAAATGATCGAGATGAAAATGTTCGATATAGCATGGCCGGAAGAGAAGACCTTGATCCCAGATTCCACGAGCGACTGGTAAACGATGATGATTATGCAGTCAGATCTAAAACAGCCAAAAGAGAAGATCTCGATCCTAGATTTCACGAGCAGCTAGTAAAGGATTTAAATCCGGGCGTTCGAGCTGCAATGGCCCAAAGAAAAGATCTTCATCCCGTATTCCACGAACAACTGGTAAATGATCCAGATGAGATTGTTCGATATAGGATGGCCGGAAGAGAAGACCTTGATCCCAGACTCCACGAACAACTAGTAAACGATCCGGATGGGCGCGTTCGAGCTGCAATGGCCGAAAGAAAAGATCTTCATCCCGTATTCCACGAACAACTGGTAAACGATTCGTATGATGGG